CCAAAGTTCGAAGTCACTGAAGAAGTGCTTCAACGCTCAGAAAGATTAATGGCGCAAGGATTAACGAAAGAACAATGCGCCAGAGCATTGGGCATTTCAGTCTCTACCTTCCAGCTTTATCAGGCAGAAAATTCGGAATTTTCGGAAGCAATAAAAAGGGGCGAGGCGCTGGGCATAGAAGAAGTAACCAACGCACTCTTTGAAAATGCTACGTTAGAACGCGATAATACGGCCATCATCTTCTATTTGAAGAATCGGGCAGGCTGGGTCGATAAGCAAGAGCATAAAGTAGAAACAGAAAACACAGTAACACTGGATCTCACAAGGATTGGCGTAAATGAACTCGCAGCAATTGAACGCGCTTTTGAGCAATCTCACATTGGATCAGGTAAGAGCGGAGAAATACCGCAGATCATTGAGGGAGTTTACGAAAGCAGCTTGGCAGACGATTGAACCGGGCGTTGAGTTCCAGAACAACTGGCACGTTGACGCAATATCGGATCATCTCCAAGCAGTCGTAGAAGGCGACATCAAACGCCTGATCATAAACGTGCCGCCACGCCACATGAAGTCAATCAGCGTGGCTGTTGCGCTGCCAGCATGGACTTGGACGCGAGAACCGCATAAAAAATTCTTATACGCCTCCTATGCCTCTTCCCTGTCCATCAGAGATAGCACCAAGTGTCGCCGCCTGATCGATAGTCCTTGGTATAAAAAACATTTTGCAGAAAAATTTTCTCTTACTGACGATCAAAACCAAAAGCAAAGATTCGAAAATAATAAGACAGGATACCGCATAGCAACGTCTGTAGGTGGCGCGCTAACTGGTGATGGTGGTGACATCATATGCATCGATGATCCGCACAACGTGGTCGATACAGACAGCTCCACAGTGCGCGAAGGCGTTTTAGAGTGGTGGGATCAGGCTATGCAAACCCGGCTCAATGATCCTCGAACTGGCGCGTTTGTCATTATTATGCAGCGCGTTCACGAAAATGATTTGACAGGCCACATTCTGGCAAATGAGATGGGCGAAGAATGGGATCACTTGTGCTTGCCAGCCCGATACGAAATTGGCCATCCAACGCATACACGCTCTTCTCTGGGCTTCACAGATCCACGCACAGCCGAAGGTGATCTTCTCTGGCCAAGCAGAATAGACGAAAGAACACTAAGCAATCTGGAGCGCAGTCTTGGCAGTTATGCAGCAGCAGGACAGCTACAGCAGCGCCCAGCGCCAAAAGGCGGTGGAATTTTAAAGCAAGCTGGTGGGTTCCTTGGGAAGAAGAGGATTTGCCAGAAATAGAATATGTGTTGCAATCTTATGACACAGCTTTCGAATCTAAAGAAAGCTCTAGCTTTAGCGCCAGAACAACATGGGGCGTCTTCAAGCATAAAGGTTATGACTGTGCGATTGTCCTAGAAGCATGGTATGACAAAGTAAGCTATCCTGACCTAAGACGCATGGCGCAAGAGGCATATGACGAATGGGAGCCAGACGCAGTGCTGATCGAAAAGAAGGCATCAGGTCAATCTTTACTGCAAGATTTACGCATGGCTGGCATACCTGTTTTGGCCTACAGCCCAGACCGCGATAAGGAAGCTCGCGCCCATGCCAGCTCCGCACTTTTAGAAGATGGAAGGATTTTCTTTCCTTCCAACCGAAAATGGGCTAAAGATTTAATTGATATATGCGCGGCCTTTCCTGCTCACCCCAACGATGATATCGTTGACACTTGTACACAGGCGTGGTTGAGGCTTCGTAAAGGATGGTTTGTTGGGCATAGCGAAGACCCAGAAGATGACGATTTTATTGATACAAAAAGGATGACGTTATATGGCTGAAGAAAACATCATTCCATTTGCTGAAGGTTCTCCACCAGATGATCTTATTGTTGAAGAGCTTGCAGACGGCGATGTTCTTATTGGTGATCCAAAGTTAGATATGATGGAAGAAGTCGAAGACGCTGAGTTCGACCAAAACCTTGCAGAAGTTATTGATGAACGCGATCTAATACGCAAAGCAAGTGAGCTTGTTGGATTTTTTGAGAACGACAGAGAAGCCAGATCCGAATGGGAAGAACGCTACAAGCAAGGCTTGAAGACGTTAGATCCAGATGGCGGTCTTGACGAAAGCGAAGATGAACGCGCAACTCGCGGTCTTTCTATAGTNGTGCATCCAATGATCGCAGAAGCAGCAACCCAGTTTAACGCCAAAGCCATNGCGGAGCTTTACCCATCAGGCGGTCCAATCAAAACTGTGATTATCGGTGATCCAGACGAACAGATGGAAGAGCAAGCGCGTAGAGTTCGTGAATTTATGAATTACCAAATCACACAGGAAATGCCTGAGTATTTCCCAGATTTGGATCAAATGCTATTTCACCTACCTTTGATCGGTCATACGTTTAAGAAAGTCTGGTGGGATGCCAACATGGATCGGCAATGCAGCCAGTTCGTAAAAGCTGAAGACTTTGTGGTCGCTCCAGAAAGCAAAGATCTTTACACCAGCCCACGCTACACGCACATCATTAGAATGCCAAAGAACGAATTTAATAAGTACGTTCAAAACGGATATTACTTGCCAACTGCCTACAATGGCGACACCACTGATCCAGTCGATGACGTGATTGGAGAGATCGAAGGCGTTGATGAATACGGAGATGATTCGCAAGACAATGTAATGACGCTGCTCGAAATGCACGTCTATGACTTGTTTGACGGCATTGACGGCAAAGAAATGGATGAAGACAACCCAGATGATAATGCGGTTGCAATCCCATATGTTATTACCATCGATTACGATAACCAGCGCATTGTCAGCGTTAGACGTAATTGGCATCAAGATAATGAAGAGAAACAGCGCCGTGACTGGTTTGTGAGCTATAAGTTCTTACCCGGCCTTGGTTTCTATGGCTTTGGATTATACCACATGATTGGTGGTTTGGGCAAAGCAGCCACTGGATCTCTTCGCGCTCTGCTCGACAGTGCGGCATTCGCCAACATGCAAGGTGGCTTCAAGCTGCGTGGTCGTGTTAATGGCGGTGATATACAAGTCAATCCGGGCGAGTTTGTTGATTTAGACAGCACAGTTGATGACGTGAACAAGGCAATCATGCCATTGCCGTTCAAAGAACCAAGCAGTTCCCTGTTCAGTTTGTTGGGTTATATTGTTGAGGCTGGCCAGCGTTTCGCAAGCACTGCTGATCTCAATGTTGGTGACGTTAATCCAAACGCTCCAGTTGGATCTACAGTTGCCTTAATTGAGCAGGGATCAAAGGCATTTAGTGCAATCCACAAGCGTTTGCATTACGCACAAGGTCAAGAATTCAAACTTCTTGCAGGGTTGAACGCAGAAAATCTTCCAGATGAATTTAGCTTTGCACAAGCTGGTGCATCAGAAATTATCTATCGATCTGACTTTGATGATCGAATTGATATTGTTCCAGTATCTGATCCTAACATTTTCTCGACAGCCCAGCGCATAGCGCAGGCACAAGCTGTTTTGGAAATGGCAAGATCAGCGCCCCAGCTTCACGACCTTTATTCAGCTTACAAACGTATGTATGAAGCGATTCGAATTCCAAATATTGATGAGATCCTGAAAAAACCTGAAGAAGCAGTTCAGATGGACCCAATCGATGAAAATATGAGCGTGATGTATGGCAAGCCAATACGCGCCTTTCCAGAGCAAGACCATGACGCGCATATCGCGGTTCATATGCAGTTTATGCAAGATCCATCTTTGGCTGGCAATCCGGGCGCCAAAAAAATGCAGCCTGTTTTGATCGCGCACATTGCGGAACATATTGCGCTGCTTTATCGCCAGCGCATGGAGGCAAGCGTCAACATGCCATTGCCACCATTGCCAGATTTCAAAGATATGAAGATTAAGTTCAACGATGTAGATCCAGAGCAAGATCGATTAATTAGCCAACGCGCAGCGCAAGTTGTGGCGGCATCGCCTCAGATGAAACAGATCGAAGCTATCAGGGGAATGGGGCAAAAAGGTGGACAACAGGGCAACCCATTGCAATATGCACAGCAATTAGCGAAGCTAGAGACAGAGGCGCTAAAAGCAAGAACGCAAGCACAGATCGAAGCGGATCAGGCAAAGGCACAGTCAAATATTCAGATCAAAGAGGCAGAAGCACGACAAGATATGGAGATCGAAATGGCCAAGGCGCGAGCCGATATGGAGGCCAAGATCACAAAGTTGGAGGCAGAGTTGCAGCTTGAGAGAGAAAAGAACGCAGCTAAAATACAAATGGAGGCAATGAAAAATAATGTACCCAGAGTATAGACTTCCTCCAATAAATCCTGCTGCGTTTGGAGGGTTACCAGCGCAACAGGGTCCAAGAGGTGGTCCTCCTATGCTTCCTCCCATGCAAGGAGGGCCACAAGGCCAACCTCCTATGGATATGAATAAATACTTAATCAACAAAGTAATGGAAATAAAAAAACGAATGGGATCTGGTGATGTTGGCGCATTGTCGGCTATTGCAGATGCAATGCCACAGCCTCAAATGAATGTAAGAGCGCAGCCACAACCCCAGCAACAGCAACAGCAACAACAAATGAGGATGGGATAATGGGCGGTATATGTGGCGGCGGTGGCGGCAATAATACTAATAGCAACGACAATGACAATGACAATGACAGCGGTAACAGTTTTAAAGAATCTCTGGCAAACTTATTTACGCCAAACGATGGTGCATCTTATGTAAATGGTCAGCTTGTTGATGATCGCACAGGTGATCGCATAGAGGCTGGCGGCACAACATTTTCTGGTAATGTTA